ATGTATTTTTTTCTTTTTCTTTCTACACTTTTTTTCAATGAAAACCGAAATATTTATATACTATTAACACTAAATATAGTATTACAAAAAGATAAAAAAATAGTTTTTTTAAAATCTGATAAAGGTGATAAAGGATGTTAAATATCAAAAATCATAAAATTATTGAAGAAGCTGGAGACAGCTTCTTCGGTAAAGAAGACGATGTGGACGGTTACGTCCACACCGTATTTGACGTTGAATTTGAGGGATTTGATTTCTCTTTCGATAAAGGAGGAGAAATCAAAAATCCTCGTGCATGGTTTATTAACTATGCACTTGAGGAATGTGTTCACCATTGTGAACACTATGATCTTCTTCAACTTGCAAAAGTTGAAGACGAATCAGAGTTCTTTACAGAACTCTGTGAAGACGACTTCATCGAAGGGGTGAAGCCGGATATCAGAAAAGAAATTTGCTATTATAGTACAGAAATGTGCTATAATAGTGATATTTTCTTCTGTTACTATTCCTTTTTGAAGGATAGAGTAACAGAAGAAAATATTTTAAACTGTTTCCTTAAGGTCTTAAGAGTTAAGGAAGCTGTTGGAAGCGAGTTTTTTAAACTCGCTGAGATGTATGATATACATCTCAACAGGGAAAGAGAGTTAATCTCTCTCACTGATTTTATCGTGAGAGAGGAAAAACTCTCTTTAGAAGTTGATGAGTCAGACGATGACTCATCATCAACAGAGCCTACAGTTTATGTAGGCAATGTATTCACATTCGGGTTCTTAGATAACCCGAATGTGGACATCTCTTCTCAGCAAATTTCTTGGGAAGAGTTTGACGAAGTCCTTGAAAATAAGGACTTCGTTAATTTTATGGGCCACGCTGACGTGGCTCATATGGTAGGATTAGACATGAATAGGATTACTATTCATGTCAAACCAGGTGATACTGTGTATATCGCACAGTACACTGGGCCTAGACTTGAAGAGGGAGCTACTGTACTCCCAGATGGAGCTACTTTAGTTCCATTAAAAGTGGAGGTTAAGGAAGGAAAGGGGGCTTCTTTATGAGTCCTGATATCATTGAATTTGAATGTATGTATGGTACAGCTAGTTTTGCTGGCTATGCTTACGTGGATGAATTATATGATGATGATAATGGTATAAAATTCTATGATGATATGAATCAACCTCAAAGCCATTTAGATAGTGCTTACTTTGAGGGGCAGGAAGAAGATATTGAGAAATTGGAAATAGCTTTTATGGAAGATTACGAATTTGTTAAATTTTTAACAAATTTTGCAGAAGAATCCATTACTATTGATAGGGAGAGTTATACTCTCCTTATCAATGGAGGAACACAATTAGAAATGAACATTGATGAAGTCAAAAAATATTCAGAAGATAATGTATTGCTTAATGCAAAACTCACATTCAAGTTTGCAGATACTGTCCTTGATAATGATTTGCTAGATGAACTAGCAGAAGATATTGATGCAACCTGGAGTGGGGAAGGAAATTATATTTGCAAATATGGTGAAAACGTTATTATCCGAGAAGTTGATTATGATTGGTTTGATGAAAACTATGACTTTGAACAGAAAGAACCAGTTATAAAAGAAATGCTTGAAGATGCAGAGAAAATATTTGTAAGACAAAAGATAATAGACAAAGAGGTTTACACTAATTATCAGGACCTCATAAAACAGGAGCTTATGAAAAACTGTGATGAATCATACATCAGGGATGCTGCAAATAATTATGAGCAAATTCTTGAATGTTACTCTCTTGAAGAGATAAACAATATTTGTGAAAAAGAGCTAAATGAAATGATTATTGAGGATATAAAAAGGAGATGATTTTAAAATTTTAATAAGAAAGGATCTAATTAGATCCTTTCTTATTTTTTTTGGTGGTTAATATTATGTTTTTTAAAAACAAGGAATTAGAAAATATTGATTCTTCAATAAATTATGAAGAATTAGAAGAATATGCAAAAGAAAGAGGAATACCTTATTATAATGAGGATGTTTCTAGTTTGTGGAATGTTTATGCTCAGAAATATGGGTATGAACATGGTTTAACCCATTCCGAACAATTAAGTTTTGGTTATATGTGTAGTAGTATATTCGGAGGAATGGGTTATTCTTGTAGTACTGAAGTTTACTATAAGGAGGAGGAAATATTTGATAAATGCATGGATGCATTGTCAGAATTGAATCATTCAGGGCTTTCTGAGAAGGAGGTTATGAAGGAATTATTTGATTATATTTTCATTCTATATCATGATAAGATAGAGGATTATACATTCAAAACCGAGAAATTGAATATTAAGACTTCATTATCTATGATGGAGCATTTAGAAAATGTTCCTGGAGAAAACAAGTCAGAGAAATTTAGAGAGGTTATGAAAGCATATAGGGAGAGAATAAATAAATAATAAATTATATTATTAACATAATATAATAATTATTAAATAGAAGTATGTTTTTTTAAGGTGTTTATGATATGAATATTTTAAACCTTTTTTGTCATAGGAAACCAATATTATTATTCCTGCATTTGTTGATGGATTAACACAATTATATGGGTGTAGGTTAAGTAATAATTGGTTAAGATTCCTTACTGGTTTATTTGGAGGTTTAGGGTTAGGAATATTAATAAAAGCCTTAAAATACTTCATATATCTTAAATTTGGAGGTTTTTAAGTTGAGTTTTATAGATGATTGGAAAGAATGGAGTACAACAAAAAAAGTACTTTCAATAGTAGCAGTTTGTTGTATAGGAATTATTGTTGCAGGTGCATTAATTGGGGGTTTTTCTCCTGATAAGAATACTTCAACAATAACAAATAATGCAAATGATGTAACTAGTAATGATGATTCAAATACTAGTGATGCTGATAAAGTTTTCACTGAAGGAACTTATAAAGTAGGTTCTGATTTACCAGCAGGAGAATATAAGTTCACACAAACTTCTGAATTTGGAGGTTATGTTGAAAGATCTTCTGATTCTTCCATGAAGTTGGAGAGTATTATTAGTAATGAGGCAACTTCTGAGAAGGGTGCTACTGTTTATGTTACTGTTAAAGAGGGGGAGTATTTGAAGATACAAGGTGGTGAATTGGTAGAAGCATAATAATTAAAATTATTTAATTAATTATTTATTTAAAATTTTATTATTTTTTTATTATTTTCTCTTTTTTCATATTTTTAGGTTTTTTTAAGGATTCCTTAATAAACCTTAATTGTTTTTGGATTCTTTTTTAAAGCATTATTAGCTCTTTTTTTTAACAATTTTTTTTATAATATAGTTTTCATATTATAGAAACTTGCTATTTCCCCATTTTTTGCATGACTGTTCAACAATGGATGCTTAAATGTTGAACATTAAAAAATAAAACCTATGGGTTTTCTATTTTCATGGTTTGAATTGTTTAATAATTTGGTGTTTTTGGTGAACGATTTACACTTGAAACACTTGACTTTAATAGTTTTCAAATGCTCTCATTATCATAAAAAGGATTTAATACATATTGTAAAAATAGGTTTAGTAGAATCATACTTTGAATATTCTTCAAAAATGATAATATGGTAGTAAAAAAGAAGGTATGTATTTTATATATTTAAAAAGACAAAAATAGTATTTAATATAATGAATTATTTTTTTTGGTTTATTATATTTTTTGGTAGTACTGGTTTCAAGTGGTTATTAATTGCTGCTGCAACAGACTTATTAATAACCATCAACCAGGTCGAACAGATGAAAAAATAGTAAGCACCTAGGACAGTGATTAATATTAGTATCTGCGACAATAATATATATGATTATTATTTATATTTATACTTTACTTTAATAAGTCGTTTTGATTGTTTAGAACAAGGTATAAATTGTAATGTGTTTGATTCAGAGGAAATAACAGCTTTAGCGTTAGCTTTCAACAAATTTTCAAAAGTTCTAATTAATACGAACAAAACTTTTTTTAAAAAAAATATAAACTATTATAAAAATTATACTGAAGCTTTTTGCACTGAAACTTTAATACCTTTATCATCAATATTCACAATCCAATCAATAGAATCTCCAGGATCAATTTCTAATAATTTTCTAATCCCTTGCGGGATTATTAATCTTGCAGAATCTCTTTCACTACTTCCTTTGCTTATTTTAGATGTATACTTTACCATTACCATAACTTCCTTTTTATTTTTTCTTATTTATATATATGTATTAAATAATATATATATTTATACATTATAGTATACACTAAAAAAGATATACATTTATATACTATAAAAAACATAATAAATAATATAAAAAAAAGGTTATAAAAAATGCAGCTGCAACTGCATAAAAAACCTAGGACAGTGAAAAAAAAATGAAAGAATTAAAAGATGGAGTGCTCCTTACACATGAGGAGCATGCGGACTATGAAAATGCCTTAGCTGCACTCGCTGCACTAAGGCGAATAACCCAGCAAAACAGGTTTCAGAACACCACTTCTGATTTAGAAGAGGTGGAATCATGAGTTCAGAAATCAGACATATAAATTTTCAGGAATTATGTAATGAACCTGAAATACCTTATGTTGATGAGGATCAACATCTTCATGATTTCGATCATGATTATGTTGTGTATCTTGCAGAGGAACATTATAGTACTGAGGAGGAGGAGATGCTCTTTAGTATTGGTTTGAAAAGGGAGGAGTTACCTTGAAGCCTAAGCCTGCAAGGTTGGGTAGGGTTAATCCTGCTGAATCTATTTTTCAACAGGATATTATAATTAGAATATCAGTTATAACTGTTATTCTCTTTTCAATGCTTATTTTTATTGGTCTTTGTTTCCTTTTTAAAGGGCCTACATACGGATATTTATAAAAAGAAGGTAGGAATTATGGCTAATGAAGTAGTAAATCAAGAAGGGATTAATAAGGTTGTTGATGTGGAATCTGCTAAGGCAGAATGGAAAGCATATCAACAATTATGTAAAGAATTGCTTAATGACTCCGATTATCAGGAGTATAGGCAAAAAACAAAAGACGGATTTATTTTTAAGAAATTTCCTAAGAAGAGTGCTTGGGCTAAATTGGGTCGGGCATTCAATGTTAATACGGAGATAATTGGTAAGGAATTCGTATTAACTAAGACTGGTGAAACAAGGGAAGCTTACTACTGTATCCGTGCAACACTACCGAATGGTAGAACAGTTGAATCTGATGGTAGTTGTAGTAGGCATGAAAAAGGAAAAGGTGAGGCTACTAGCCATACTATTCGTAGTACTGCAAAGACTAGGGCGACTAATCGTGCTATTAGTGAGCTTATTGGTGCTGGTGAGGTTAGTGCTGAAGAATTGGACCCTAATTTTCATAATGGGGAAAAAGTCAAATCTAATGATGTTGATTTGATTGAAGCTGAGGCTCATGTTGCTGAGTCTGGTTTTACTACTGCTGATAAATTAGAGGAAGATGACTCAAAACCTGTTATTAACAACTATGTTAAATCTATAGCTAAACAGGTTATAATTGGAGGGCATAAACCAATCCGACATCTTATGACTCTTAAAGCTAAGGGTTGTGTCAAGCGTGGTGAAATAGCTGAGGAATATTTGGAGGATATTTTAGCATTTATTGATGCTAATTGTCCTGAAAAAATAGATGAGGAGGAGGGATAGTATAATGATATTCCTTTGTCCTTTGTGTGGTTCTGCAGATTTTGAAACTGATGAGGACAATATAATCACTTATTGTTATTGTTGTGAAGAAAATGCAGATGGGTACAGACCTCAACTAGGAGAGGATGATGAGGGGGTGATTTATTGATTACCTCTATTCCTATTTTTCAAAGTAAGGAATATAATGATTTCTTAAGTTATAATGATGAGAATCATAGTGAATATTTAGTAACAATAGATGAGGAAGAGGGTACTGTTTATTGTACTTGTCCTCACTTTCAGTACAGATTACAAACAGAAGTTTTTGGTGGTGCAAAAATAGATGATACAACTCATCACTGCAAACACATAAAACATGCTCTTAAAATTAGGAGGTGTTTTATAGATGGGTAAAGGTAATCACTGCATAACAATTGATGATAACAAGTGGGAAGCATTAACACATATAGTTAATGGATCTAGAAGTGCTTGGATTGAAAGACAAATAGATATTGTACTGAACATTGAAGATGAAGAAGCTAAAATAATTCAAAAGATAGAACGTTTAGATAATCAGATAAATGTTGCTAAGGACAAACTTTGTCAAATCCGTAAAGCTAAGAAAGAGAAACTTGAAGCTGCAAATTTGTTTGATGAATGTATGGTTAGTTTGAATAGGTTGCATAAAAACTTGGGGTGCATTGGCCGTAACCAAATTAGGAATATTGCTCGAAAAAATGATGTTCCTGCTTTGGAGCTTGAAGAGCATTGTAGGGAATTAGGTTTGAATGTTGTTAATTTTATGGAGGTTCCCAAATAGGTTGTATTTCAAGTGTAAAAAAAAGTGAGTCATATGTGGTACATATGTTAGCATATGTTACATATGTTAGCATATGTAATAGTTTAGATTTACATTTGCTCACTTTTTTTATTTTTTTTAATTTTTATTTATTATTATATTATTATATATAAATATTTTTTTTATATATATGATATAATATAACAGTGTTATAAGGTGTTATATATGGGAATTAAAACAAGATTTGGTAATGCTTATAAAAGACGTGATGGTTATTATCAAATCACATCTGGAATTTATAAAGGTAAGCTCTTGCATCGTTTAGTTTATGAGAAAGAAAGAGGACCTATCCCAGAGGGTTTTGTGGTGCATCATCTTGATAATAATAAGGCGAATTATGATATTAATAATCTGATATTATTGTCTAAGAGTAATCATCATCGGTTGCATATGCGTGGTTGTAATCATCCACGTTGGAATAAAGGTCGTATTGATGAAGCAGGAGGGATAAATTTTTTGTCTGCTGAGAAGAATAAGGGGCGTACTATGAGTAGTATTGCTGAGGAGTTAGGTTATACTCAAGCTGTCCCTGTTTTTCAGTATTTGAAGTATAGGAATTTAAGGTGGAATCAAATATGAATGGAGTTAAAGATATTGGTAAAATTTTAAGTCAAAGCGTAGTAGATTTTGAAGAATCAGAATGTATGAAACTTGATATTGAAATTAGAGTTGATAATGGAGAATGGTGTTGAAAGAGGAGAAAACTGATTGTGAGGATTGGGTTATAGATACAAGATAAAAAAAATAGGAAAAAAATGATGAGTAACGGTGATTATTTTATGATGAAAGTTGCTATAGTGGAAGATTGTTATGAATGTCCTTTTTTCATTAACAATGAGTATGATGCAAATAAAAAAAGTAGATGTATTAAATTAAGGCTTAGTGGCAGTAATACTGATTTAATCAAGTATTGCCCATTACCAGATTTTAATGAAGAAAAAAAGAGAGAGTAGTGATTATTGATGTTTAGTAATGTTAATAATTTTAGAGATGTGGCTAAAGGTGATGAAAAATTTTTATTTAAATTAATGGATTTAATAAATTTGTTTCAGAAAACGGAGAATGCTGTATTATGTATTAATCTTTGTAATGATGATAGTATCTATACTAGAAGTATAAGTGATATTGAGTTAACTGAATCTTATTTATACTTTAAAGAAAATACTACCCAAGTTAGTGGAACATTAAAGGAAATAATTTATCTTATCAAAATTGATAGTATTATGAATATAGAAATTCGTATTAGAAAATAATGAATAAAGAGGAGGAATCATAGGTTATGGAGCTTTTAAAAGTCTTAGAAAACTACAAGGATGATTTATTGTTCTGTGATAGAACAGGTAGAATCATAAGTATCTACTTCAAGGATGAAATTAAAGTTATTCGTGATTGTGGTAGTGTTGAGGCTGCTACTCGTAAATACAGAAAGTATCGTGAAGTGTTAGAACGAGGAGGAACACTATAATGTTGGTTGTTAAGTCTTTATGTGGGCAGTGTAAAAATTTTGATAATTTTGATTTGTTCACTAGGTGCAAACTTGAAAAAGTTGATGAATTCCAAGCGGATGGTGGTTTAACTGTTTGTGATAAATGGGAGAGCAAATCATGAATACTACGGATAATAGGATTGTTGGTATTAACTTCGATGGAGTGCAATCATTTCCGCTTATTAATGGAGACATTACAAAAACAATAATTCATTTTAACGAAGATACTAAGAGTATTAAGAAAGGTGATTGTTTAAATATTCATTTTGAAGGCATTCCTTTTAGAGATTATATGCTTTGTGTTGAAAAAGTTACCAAGACAACATTTGGGCACTTGAAAAATAAGGATATTCAAGAAATGGGTTTCCTTTATATGCCTCATTTTTTAGCAAGTGTTGAAGAGAAATTTGATTTGGATGATCCGATTTTAAAGTTAAAGTTCAGGTTAATTAAAAAGTAAATGAATAATTAGATAGGATATGTAATTATGGTTAATAAGTATGATAAGGCTAAAATTAAATGTTTGATTAAAGCTTTCTTGCTGACCCATAACGGTAAGCATGGTAGTAAAGAAATTAGTCAATGGATTACGAGTAATGATTTTGGTATTCGTGGTGGTGTTACTAATATGGAGGTAAGTATGATGATTACAGAGCATATTAGAAAGGATAATGGTAATAATTTTATGAGTTGTATAAAGTCTGTTACTGAGTTTCCTAATTCTGGTCGTAGAATGTACTACATAGAATAATAGAAGAGGTGTAAAAATATGAAAAAAATATTATGTGTTGTCGTTTTGGCAATGTTTGTTCTTGGTGTTGTTCTTGGTTCTGTTGGTGCTTGTGAATGGGACAAGGATGATTCTAAATTGGATAAGAAAATAAATGAAGAAAAAATTAAAGGTAAAGGTAAATGTAAAGATAAAAAGGAGAATAAAATTAATATTAAATGTAATCCTCCTGTAGTTCCTGTTGAGGAAGAACCAAATACACCTGTAGAAGAAAATAATACTAATACTACTGTAGTTGAGGAGGAACAAATAATTCAGGAAGCAAATAATACTACTATAATTCAAATTATTTCTAATGGTTCTCAAATGTCCGATAATGAAACTATTAACCTGGAAGATATAGAGGAGGATGTGGAAACATTGGATTTGACAGATAATATTACTGATGATTTTGTTGGTGATGGTACTGCTGAATTAGAGGGTATAGTTGTAATTGATGATGATAATGATACTGATGTTGTGAATAAGTTAGAGGATTATGCAACTGGTAATCCTTTATTAGTATTATTCTTAACAATTGCTTCATTATTATTGTTAGTAATGTTTAAGAGAAATAAAATGTTTAAAGATGGAGGAGGATAATTTTATTTTTTCTCCTCTATAATTTTTTATAAAAATTTAATAAAATTTATATGAAGTAGGTGATTAATTATGAAAAAAAGATTTGAATTAGATGAACAAGTAGGTATTAGTAGAACTCGCCAGTTTATTGTTGATAATGGTGAGGAAATTGGTTTGTATAAAATTCTTGAATTATTAAATGCTCAAGAAAGGAGGATTGATGAATTAGAGCATGAGCTTAATAGTCTTGATGGATTATATGCAGCAGATAATAAGGAAATGGAAAATGTATTTAGATTAGACTTTAGTAAGGGGTTAAGAAATGACTAAAGAGATTAATACTGCTATGATAAAAAGATTTAAAGCTTATTGTCAAGGAAGTAGTAAATTTGTTATCATAGATAGAGAAAATGATTATTCTATCGTAACTATTCATACAGGGAATACAGAGTTTAACAAGTTATTTGCAGAAAAAATAGTATCTTTAATTGAAGATACTGAAGGAATATATTTCAAAGAATACATCAAATGGGTTGGTGGTGAAGATGAGAGAAACTGAAAGACAAATTTTTAATCAATTATGTGTAGAATATTCTGAAACTTTGCTTATTAGAGGTAGATTGATTTTTCTATTCCCTAAAGAGGATTGTTATGAGAAACTTTTTGATAAAATGAGTGAGCATTTGGAAATATTAGAAAGAAGGATGGCATACTATTTATTGGGAGATGATAATGATGTCTAAAAGATTTTCATTAGAAGGGGAAAGTGAAGAGATTTGTCAGGTGGCAGATAATGGGGAATATATGGGTACTGAAGAGGTTGTTGATTTACTTAACGACTACAGAGAACAGATAATAAAATTAACAAAAAGTAGGAATTACTGGCAAAATAAGACAAGAATAGCATTCAAATACTTTGATTGTTTAAGTAAAGCTATTGATGTAGCATTTGGGGAGGAGTATTTAGAGACTAAAGAGATTGAAGAACGTATTCATGAATTATATTCAAAATACGAAGAAACTGTTGATGAATTTAAAATATTTGAAAAGAAAAATGAAACTGTTTTTGAAGAGTTAGATATTATAAAATTATGTTTAATGTTATTTGATGAAAACCGTATTGAAGGGGAATGTTTGGAAATAGAATCAGAATCTATTCATGAAATCTATGAAAGGATACTAAAAGTAATGGATGATTATTATGAGGAAATTTAATTATGAAGAATTTAAAAGGTTGATTTTTGAAGAAATTGCTAGGATTATTAAAAAACATAATAAACGCATGGAGGGTTATAATGGTCGCAACAAGTTATAATAGGGGTCATAAAGTTTATTACAATGAAGAATTAGGAGAATGGCTTTATTGTGATGATAATTCTTCTACAAGTGTTGAAAGACCTTGTGCAAGATGTGGTCGAATGGCAACAAATGAAGGATATGACTCATGTGTTGGGCATATTGAAGGAGCAACATCAGTTTGTTGTGGTCATGGAATTAAAAAACCTATAATGAAGTGGGAGGAAGTATAAAATGAATAAAAAAGAAGGAACTGACTATTTTTTAGAAATGAAAAAAGCAAGAAAAGAATATTATAAACGTAAAAAAGTAGATGATATTGCAAGATGTAAGGATTGTACTAATTCTTACCAATGTGGTAGCTTTAGTGAAAGTTACTGCAAACTACAATCATCAGACAAGATGATTAAAAATAGGAGATGGTGAATGATGGTTAAAAGATTCTTAAAAAGTGTGAATCTTAGTGTTTTTGATACTCTTACGAAGAAAACATATTATTATCCTGTTAGTCTGCTTGGTTTATTAAATTCATTATATGAGGAAATTTTAGAACTTCAAGAAGAAATTAAAATTAGAAGATTAGATACTTATGATAAATATGAAATTGGGCAAATTAATAGTATTTATGATGCTAATGGTTTTGATGGTGTTGTAGAATATAGTAAACATAAATTATCTGATTATGGTATTGTAAAAGAAGAGAATGGATTAGTAATGATGGCTACAGGTGGTTGGAGTGAACATGAAGAATTTATATGGTGTCTTAATTTTCTAACTTCTAAGATGAGGCCTCATAATGTAGGTCATCTTGGTTCAGCATTTTATTATTCAAAAGAAAAATATGATCCAAATATTGAAATAAGGAAGGTGAAACAATGAGTGGTCAGAGTGCAAGAACATTAGGAAAACAAAGTTTACATCTTCATAAAGAATATGAGAGTTATTGTAAAGCTTTACGTAATAAAATAATGAGGAAATTACCATTGAAGATTAGACAACTTATAGAATTCCCTTATCCTAATGATGATTATCGTTATACTAGTTTATTTTTTAAACTTTGGACTAGTTCTTTTGGTGAAAATTTAATTAATAATGATGATTTTTGTCATGAATTAAAAAAAATGTTTTCAGAAGCAGCACAAATAGACTCGGAATATATTGAGTTAGATGCTGATTATGGTGAGGAGTATATTGATATTACTGTTGATTTGAAAGGATATTCTAAAAAAAAATATATTCTGATGGAATATGAATAGTGAATGAGGTGTTAATAATGAGTAAAAGATTTGAATTAGATGAACAAGTAATATTGGAGTTTGATATAGAATGATTAATACTAAAAAGATTTTAAAAAAGTTTTTACAAAATTTTAAAAGCAAGATTAGATAATCCGAATGGAATAGAGGAGATAACAACTTTATGATTGTTTTAAGTAAGTGTGAATGGTGCGGGCAACTATTCATAAAGAAAAGTAATAGGCAAGTATGTTGTTCTAAGGAATGTCAAGATAATAAGAGGAGGGAAATTTGGGCAAAAAGTAGTATGAGATACTATTACAAGCATAAGCAAGGTAATGTTAATAAAAAGGCTTTAACTATGTTGGGTAGTAAAGGGACTAGTTGTAGTTGTCATCGTAATGAGGATTTTAATAAGGAGTTTTGGAGTGTTAGATCTGAATTGAAAAGATTGAAAATTTAATATAATTGTTTTTTTTATGATAGTGAAATCTAAGGAAGAAATAGATAAAGAAATAGAGGAAGTAATTGAAAAGTTTGGTACTGTTGAAAATATTATAGGATGCCTTGCAAAAAAAGGAGGTCGTGCTTGTCTGGTTCATAGAGAATTAAGTAGTTTTGATGAATTTGTCCAATGGTTCATATTTAGTGATAAAAGTACTTTCTTCTTAAATATTAAATTTAAAAAAGAATATAGAGAGGCTAAGATAGGTAATTGTGATAATACTGAGGGTCAGTTATTAAGGTGGGCTGCATTGTATTATATTTATGATAAAAATTATCCTGTTGAGGAGGTTCCTGATACTCCATAAAAATTTAGTAGAATATTTAAAAATTTTTCTAAATTATGAGAACATATATAGTGAGGGGAAACATTTATTTATAATTTTATTTTCCTCCTCTATAAATTTTTGGATAATAAATAGACCTAAAATAAATACCATTTTATAATATATCTTTTATCCAAGGATATTATGAAGTAATTCATTGCATATTTTTTCCTTAATAGAGAAAAATAGTCAAATACTATAAATTAGGAGCATCGTAAAAGTTATGACTTCTACAAAAAAGAGGAACAAATCGATAAGCTGCCGACATTGTGGGAGTCTTAACTTATGCTTCCTTGAAGATGAAACTTACTGTAAAGATTGTGGACTTGTGCTTCAAGGTGTACCTAGTGTTATGAGGTATCCTTGTGGTTATATTGTGAATGGTAAAAGGCTGATTTACATTACAAAGATAAAATAAAATATTTGAATTGTTGGGATAAAATAACCTCCTATTATATGAATATAAAGGGAATATTGGTGATGATTATATTATATTATTATTTAAAGTGAATTTTTTGATAGAATATAAAAAGAGATGAATAAATTATATGAGAGATACTGATTTAATATTCTTATATTTTTATAATATTTTTTTTAAATCCGTTAATCATGTATTTTCCTACCTTTTTTATTTAAATCAAATCAAACATGAAGCATATTTTTTTATTGAACATTATAAAATAAAATTATTTTTTTGTTTTTTTTCCTGCCAAATTTTCAAACAAAAAAAGAATAGAGTTTAATAAAAAAGTATATTGGTTTTTTCTTTCATTTTTTTTAAACACAAATTAAACACATTAAAAATATATTCTTATAATAAAAACACGCATAGTACCATTAAATTGCTAAAATATGTATAATTAAAAGAATATTGAATAATTTTATTCTCTCATTTATAATAATTTATTCTAAATTTTTTTAATCTAAAAAAAATAGTCACTAAAATAATATATAAGAATATAATCATTATTTTTTTCCTCCTTAATAAATTAATTTTAGTAGGGGGTTATTTTATCCCAAAAAATATAATTTTTAACTTTTTTTTTTTAATTGCTTTTTCACAAATAATAAAAGAAACACAACATAATTCTTATGGAGATATGATAGATGCCAAAAAACCTAATAAACATTTGTGAAAACGAAGCAAGAATAGTGAAACTAGAAGAAAAAGTAAGCTATAAAGACGAGAAAATGGATTCAATACTCCAAGATAATAAAGAAGTCAAGGAAGATATTAAACAATTAACAGTAGCAGTAACAGAACTAAGTAACACGTTAAAGATAAGAGAAGAAGATAGTTACAAACTAGACTGCGTAGAAAACAAACTAATAGAACTAACTGCTACAATGAAAACACTAAAATACATACTACCACTGGTTTTTACAATTATTACTATAATTATTAGTGCAATAAGCATATTAATACAATTAAAATTATTCTAATAAATAAAATTTTGAAGTGAAGGGATTTTTTAATGAAGATTGAAACTGTTAAAATAACTGAACTAATAAGCCCCGACTATAATCCTCGTTATATCACACCTGAGGATATGGAGAAACTAGAAAACAGTTTAAAAGAGTTTGGTTATGTAGACCCACTCATAGTAAACAAACATAATAATCATATAGTTGGAGGAAACCAAAGATACAATGCATTAAAAAACATGGGTTATAATGAAGTTGATGTTATATTCATCAATGAACCAAGTTTAGAGCGTGAAAAAGCATTGAATGTTGCACTTAACAAAATAAGTGGAGATTTTGACTTACCTAAACTTGAAAAAGTTTTCCAAGAGCTCAAACTAAAAGGATTAGACCTAACACTCACAGGTTTTGATACCCTAGAACTTAACGAACTAAACCTAAACCTAAACCTAAACACCGAAGAAGAAACAACAGATGATATTATTGTTGAAGAGGATTACGAAATACCAGACAAGGAAGAAATAGAAGTAAATGTAAAACATGGAGAAATATACTCACTTGGAAATCACAGGTTAATGTGTGGAGATAGTACAATAGAAGAAGATGTACAAAAACTAATGAATAATACTAAAGCAGACCTCGTATTCACAGACCCTCCATATGATTTAGAAGATAATTATTCTACCCTCATTTTTAAAAATGCAAAAGCAAATGCAGAAATTTTTATAATGACAAATGAAAGAAAATTAGCACACATCATAGTAAAATATGATAAATATTTCAGAAGATTATTCGCAGTAGACTTCAAAGTAGCTCGTTTAATCAATTCAAATGCTCCAATGACACAAGTAGATTTTATAGGACATTTCAGAAAAGAACCACCAACAACATTTAATAACTTAAACGACCACTTCACAACACTAATTGAATCACCAAAAACATCTAAAACTCAAGAACATAATTTCAATCATAAACATTGCAAAAACATAACACTCCCATTAGAGTTTATAAAACATTTCTCAAATGAAAAAGAAAATATACTTGATTTATTTGGTGGTAGTGGAAGTACATTAATAGCTTGTGAACAAACTAACCGTAACTGTTACATGATGGAACTAGACCATTATTATTGCCAAGTTATCATTAACCGATGGGAAAGTTTTACTGGGGAAAAAGCAGTCAAACTATAAAAATAATAATACTACTTTTGTGTACTATATTAAATAGAAAGGAGTCACAATTATGGTAAAATTTACTGATGAAATTAGAAGTCAAGTTTTAACTTACTATGAGAATGGTTTGCCTTTGAAGTATGCTGCTGAACTTGCAGGTATTCATAGTAATACTATTTATTATTGGAAGAAGAAGGGTGAGAAGGCTAAGAGTGGTAAGTATAGGCAGTTTTATTTGGATTTGTTGCGGGCTAAGGCTAAGTTTGTTGCGTTTCATGTTAATAAGTTGAATGAGAGTGATAATCCGTGGACTAGTAAGTATTTGTTGGAGGTTACTGATCCGGATACTTATGTTATTGAGAAGCGTTTGAAAACTAGTAATGATACTAATATTAATTTTGATAAGCCTGATCCTTTCAGTGATTTAAAATCTTATACTGATAAAGTTGAGCCTTCTGAGATTGATGAACTTGATGATGAATTAGATGATATTGAGTTTAGAGAATGAGAATCACAAAAGATAACCTTAAATGTTTTGATGATGAGGTTAAGAAGTTATGTAATAGGACAATATTCACAAATGACCCTCTTTATAAAAACCATTATATTCCTTTTAAACCTTATAACCTTCAAAAATTAGTAGTATTATATGCTAATGATAATAGTGATACTTTTAATCAAGTTTTAGGTGGTGCAGGGGGTTTTGGGGGTAAAACTAGTGTGGGTAGTATGTTAGCTGCTCAATATTTACCTTATGATGATGATTATACTTGTCTCGTTACCCGTCGTAATTATGCTGAACTCCTTGATACTAATAGCATTTGGGAGAATCTTATTAGTTGGTGTTGTGATGAGGAAACATTAGGTAAAGATTATGTATGTGATTATAAATTAAGCCCTTCTCCTAAGATTATTGCTCCGAATGGTAATACTATTTATTTTAAAGCCTTTGACCATGAGAAAAAAAAGCAAAAGCTTAAATCTGCCAGTTATGATAGGATAGTGAATGATGAGGCTAGTGAATTACCTGTACAAGTTTTAAAATTCCAATACCGTAGTCTTAGGAATACTAGTGCGATACCATTAAGTATTATTAACCTATCAAATCCAGGGGGGGAATCAACAGATTACCTTATAAGTAAATTTGTTGATGGTAGTTCTCCTTATATTGCTATGGATTGGAGGGATAACCCCTTTATCAATAAACATAAATATTCTGTTTCCTTAGATGAATTGGATTATGTAGACCAACAATACCAGAAATATGGTAATTGGCATTATAAGCCTACAAGTGGTGATTTAATTACATTCAAAGAATTAGAAAAATCATTAACTCCTCCTAGTTATGTTGATAATTATAAGGTAATGTTTAATGGTATTGGTATTGACTTAGCTGGTAGGGGTAGGGACCGTACCTGTCCGGCTAGTATGGTTTTATTAGAGAATGGTAAGAAAATGTTAGTGGGTTTAACTGGTGATGAGTCCGCTTATCCTGAAGAAACAGTTTATAATTTTATAGAAAAACAAATACAGGATTATTATACAAATGTTATTAAATTTGAACGTGAACCTGGAGGGGATAGTTTGTATAGTTTAAGATATTGGCAGGATGAATTATATGATTTAACTTTCCCTGATGGTGTAATTGTTGATGATATCGGTACTGGTTCCAAGAGTAAGTTTAATCGTGCCAGACCAGTAGCCCGAGCTATTAAGAATGGTGAATTATTAATTAGTGATGATATTGATGATGATTGTTTACAAAGGTTATTTGACCAGTTTATTTATATTAGTCCTTCTCCAGAGGAGATGGCAAACCTTAAAAGTCCTGATGAATTAGATGCTGTTGTTTATGCTTATCTTATCATTAAAGAGTTAGAAAGTTCTTATGTTGTACCAAAATAAATTTTGAACAAAATAATAAAAAACAAAAGTGAAACTTGAACACTAAAAATTAAAACCCTATTAATTTAAAAAATCAATTTTACAAACCAACAATACTAATATTAAAAAATTGAATAATTAACTAAAAATAGAGAATATGATTATTATGAAAATCCAAAACCAAGTAAATCCTAATTATAGTTTGATAAAAAGTTTCATTGAAAAAGAGGAAGCTAAGGAATTAAATGTTAAAAGTAAGAAGATGGATGAAAATAGTCATGGTTATATTTATCCTCCAGTAAGCCAAGTAATCACTGATTATATTCTTAAGAACAATGGGCGGTTAAAGAATTGTACTGAAATATTAGCACAAGACACTATCCTCCAAGAATATCAATTCAAAAATAATAATGGAGACAATATTCATGAAGACACCCTGTTAAAGTTTTGGGATAAAAGGAACAAATACAACTTATACTTATCTGTTATTGAAAGATACCAATACGGTTTCGGTGTTTGTGAATTAAGTTTCAATGATGATGGAACTTGTGTTGGTTTGACACAAGTCCCAGCTAAGACTATGGTGATTAAGAAGGAGGAGAGTTATGATAATTCTAAGTATTATGCTGTTCAAATGAATCTTGGTGAACCTATTAAGAAATTCAGATTATATAACTTATTGGATAATTATGATGAGTCTGATGAGGAGTATAATATTGTTTTATGGCTTGGTGGAGGCACTACTCACAGGTTCTATGATATACCAGCATGGTACCCTGACAGTGACATAGTACTTGGTAAGATTAACCTGAATATATTGAATGCTCAACAAATAGATAATGGTAATAATATTGAAGGAGTGCTTAACATTACAGGTCCTCCTCAAAGACCTAATCGTGAAACTGGTAAAACAGTTGAACAACAAATACGTGAGCAAATGAGAAGCACGGGTACTGGTGTTATGGTTTCCTACCTTGAAACACCTAACAAGGATTTCCCATTAAACTTTGAATTTATAAAAATTAGTAATGATAACTGGCAGTACTTAGAGAATTTTAGTAAAACTGCTGATGAAGTACTAATGAGTAATTATAATATCCCTAAGGTACGTTTGATGATTGATGATGTTACTGAATCTATGAATAGTAATAAATCAGATACTATCTGGCAGATTTATGCTATTAGTTTGAATTATGAACAATTCCCTAATGAACTTATTATCCAAGAGTTTAATAATATTTTCTTCCACCTAAACTTGGAAGTGGATATGCAAATACCTATTTTTAGTGATAAACGTCAAATCGAACTAACAACTGTGAAAGACTTGTTTAATACTGGGTTACTTACACTTGGTCAGGCAATAGTGAAAATATCCGGGTTTTACCCTGAACTACGTATTGATGAAAATATTAGTATGGATAACCCTTTATTGAATGAGCGTTATTATAATGGTAACCTTTTAGGTTTTAATGATGGTGTAACTAGTTCAGATGTAGGAGAGGCTGAACTAATACTGGATATGTTTAAAAATTTATAAAAAAAAATAAATAAAGCTATTTATATCTTTTTTGAGGATTGAATCTTTTTATGTTCTACCGTGAAATACCTTTGATTAAAAAAAAGTTCTACTTAATGAAAAAAGCAAAAAGCAAACGTAGAAACTTGAAAGCAACTCGTAGAGTAGCTGTTTATGTTAATAGTTTCATTGATGATTACATATTAAATCATAATGATGAATACGGTTTAAGTTTTGAACAACAAACTATTCTAACTAACAATTTATTACAATTAAATAGTGCACAGGTATATAAGGATTATTCAAGGATAATTAATAGTCGTTATGTGGATACTAATACTCTTGACAAGATAATATTAAGGAATCAGGCTGATAAGAAAGCATTAAGCATAACTACTGCTCAATTAGAACGAATTAATAAGAATATCAAGGCTATTGATGATGTAGTAACCAAGTACGAAGTAAAAGTGGATAAATATAAAGAATTAATAAAAAAATATCCACAACATGCTAGTCGTAAAGGTATCATTACTGAGTCTATAAAGAATATTAATTATATGCGTAGTAGTGGAATAAATATCCAACCCCATGTTTTTGGTTATAATGAAATATCTCCTCTTACTGAGTCTTTGTACAGGCAATCAGAAGTACAAAGTAAGGTGGGGTTGAAGGAGGCTGAGAATGAAAAGTCTTTACAAGAAAATGGTGAGTTGAAGTATGCTTGGAAGACTTGGGTTTGGACTGGTAGTGGTAAAACTACTAGGCATAGAAGTAATGATGGGCAAACTGTAGCCTTTGATGATTTGTTTGAGATTGTTAATGATGCTACTGGAGAAGTTGATATGATGAGATACCCTCTTGACCCAAATGCTAGTTTTAGTAATGCTGGTATTTGTTATTGTGATATTGAGTATCATAACAACCCACCATGATTTGTTTAAAATAAAAAAATAGAATAAAGTTTGAGGAGTAATATTAATGAGTGTAATCCCTGAAAAACAAGAAGCAATATATGTAAGAGGAGTAGTAATAGCTGCAGGTATGAAAGACGACCAAGGCGATACAGCTCCAGACAAGGAAGGAATAAAAAAAATATTCACAAATTACTTAGAACATCAAACAGATGTTCAACACAGTTATATTAAATCTTTTAATATTCATCAATTAGAAAATACAATAACCACAACAGAAACCCAGATAAACGGGCAAACTGTACCTAGTGGTTCATGGGTAGCCAGTCATATGGTACTGAACCCTAGTATCAAGGCAATGATAAGTGAAGGAAAGTTAAATGCTTATTCACTTGGAGCAATTGGTGATAAAGGATTGAATGAAAACCAAGACTTCCTTAACAAATCATTAATGTATAAAAACCTAAAAGATTATGATGAGCTTAATCCTTTCTTTATCAGTTTTGTTAAAAAACCATCTAACGGTTTCCTTTGGGAGGTCTTGGATTATAATCAATTCTTAAACAAAAGTAGTTTGCTAGTTGATGATATTGCTGGTGATATTATGACAGAAGATAATAAATTAGATGATGAAAAGATTTCTATCAGTTCATTAGAGAAGATTCAGAAACTTTTTAGATTAAATAAAGAATCTGACCCTACTGATAGTGATGATAATAAAGAAGAAGTGGATGATGTTGAACTTAACAAGGAAGAGCCTGTGGCTGATGATGATATTAGTAATAAAGAATTACTTGAAACTTTACCATCATTAGTTGCTGAAGCTGTAATTACTGCTTTATCTGAATTTGCAAATAAAGAAGATAATGCAAAACAAGAGGAGGGGCTTCAGAAAGAAGCAACTCCTGAAGACAAAGAAGCAGGAGAAGTAGATGATAAAGAACTTGAAAAAGGTTCAAAAAATCATGGTAAACAATTTAAGTTAAAAAAATCAAGTCAAAAAATAGATGAAATGAAACAAGAACATCATGTTAAACCTAATAAAACATTCCTTGATAGCGAAACAAGGGATGAGTTTGGAAGAAACAAGAAATACTTATAAAAAAAATGATATGATAATATTAAGAGGATTTGGATTAATATGCCAACTATTGCAGAACAATTTAGAAACAGAGAAAACGTATTAATGAAATTTAGTGACGCACCATTCACTGGGAGCGGAGTATTAAATCCGGGTTGGGCAGAACCAACCTATGATGATTTCTTCATGAGACTTGTAGACACACCAGTACTCCTTGAACAGTCCACCGTTTTCCCAATGACTGCGTTAGAACATGATATAGATGACCTTGAAATTAAGGTAGAACTTGACGCACAGAGAACCATTAGTGGTGGAGTGTTAGGTGAGTCAACTAATCTTACTGCTAATGAAACTGTACCAAAAAGGAACAGGCAAAAACTTAGAGCTGTACCATTACAATGTAAAACTATTATTGGTGATAATTTCCTTGAAGAAAACATTGAAAAAGAAGGATTCCTTGATAAGTATCTTGGAAGACTTGGTGAGGCAATGGGTCCTGCTTTTGAATTATGGGGTGTTTATGCGGATCAATCAGTGTCAACTGTAAGTGGTGAAGGAACTGGTTATGGATTAAGTAATGGTTTACTTGCTCAGTGTAAGGAAATAGCAAGTGATACTAATACGGATACTGAAGGTTTAGCTAAACTTATCACTCATGAAACCTTGATTGATGGTATCCTTAATGCAGTTTACACTTACATCGACCAGGATGGGGACCTTAATAATGCTACAATGGTTTTACCACCAACAATTTACAGTAGATTGATGGGTGCTATTGCTCGTGATAGAAATAGTGATCTTGGAGACCTTGTAATTCAGAAGGGTAAAATGACTACTATTATGGGTGTTGAGATAAAATCTGATAATATTCTTAGACAAACCCGTAATGGTTATGATACTATGAAATTCACTAATGGTGAATATAAAGGTAATGGGACTAATACTACTGATATGAAATATGGTTTTATTGGTAGACCTGCTAATACCGTGTTTGGTATGATGAAGCATATTGAAACTGCCAACCAGTATGACATTGATGTTTGGGGTTGGAAAGTTGCTGGTCGTGTTAAAGGGGATGTGAAAATCCATTGGGACCAAGACACTCTTGCTATTCCTTTCGCTCCTACTGCTACTGAAGCTAATACTGTGTTTAAGAAGGATAATGAGCCTATTGTTGTTAATGTAACTCCATAAAAAATTATTTAATAATTTTTTAACCATCTCATTATTTTTCTTTTTTCTTCATATTTTAGATTATTGTTTTTTTTGGAGGAGGTTATTTTTTTCTATGAGTCTTACAGAACAAGAACAAAAGAATATTATTAACAGATTGCAAGGCTACATCATAGTAACCAACCATGATGACCCTTTACTTGAGGATATGGATTATGATAATGCCATAACCATTGAGGAATTAGAACTTTTTTATCACCAAGCATTACTAGAAAGTTTAGGGTATTGTTACCTTATTGATTATCCAACCGAAGAAATATATGAGAATGGTGAGACTATTACTCGTATGAATCAACAATTCCAAGAAGCCGTATCTTTATGGTGTAGTGGTTTAATCTGGAGGAAATATGATATAAGGATTAATGATAATATTGATGAGTCAGTTACTATTGGTTATGGTGATAGTTTGATTATTAGTGCTAAGCAATTATTAAATCCTTTTAAAAATATCCAATTTAGTACATGGTAAAAAAATGAAAAGATAAGGGATAAAAGGGAGGATTTTTTCTTATGGGAGCATGGCCTGAACTAGATACAGAGATTAATGTAAATGTTGATACTAGTGACTTAGACCAATTAATTGATTTAATTAATAGTAGTGATTTGTCTGAAGTTTTTGCTCCTGCTACTGAAATATTCACCGACCTTAAAAAAGGTATTGAGGATGGTAGTAGTAAAGGAGCAAAAGAATTAGCAGAACGTACTAAATCATTACAAGAATTAACCATTGGTTTAAATGGTAGTATTGCCCGTGGAGCTTTACTTAATAGTATAAATGTTGAGGAGACTGGTGATAGAAGTTATCTTGTTGGAACAAGTATTGAACATTTTTATCCTCTCACTATTGAAAAAGGTAGAGGAGCAGTTGTACCAGTTACTAAGAAATTTTTACATTATTATACCCTGAGTGGTGTAGAAATTTTCAGTAAATATTCCAGTCCTACATCTCCTAAACCATTCGTTGAACTAGCATACCAACAAGTACTAGGTGAAGCTGAAGATATAATATGGAGGAATATTGCTAATGTTACAGACAGATGAGAAAATATTACAAATATTATTAGATGCAAAAAAAGATGGTAATTCTTTACTCAGTAATTTTAAAATAAGTTACCCTAACAAAAGATTAGCACAGAATAGTAATAATATTTTTGTTGCTTGTGTAAGTTACGAGGACACTAGTAAAGGATTTCATCATATAGAAGGAAAAGACCTTGTAGAAATAGTTATAGTAACCAAGAAGGTTGATAATAAAGAGGTTAAACAAACAGAGTATAGTGACACTAAATTCATTATTAAAACAGTGATGAAAGAAATCCGGAGATTATTATTATCTCCTGAAAACAGACACATACTCCGAGCAAGACCATCATTCAAAAATATCAGCCCCGAATATAATAGTAACTTCCTCTTTAACAGGGGACATTTGCTTGTTGAGTTGAAGACTCTTGAAAGTTATGAGGATCATGATGCTAATGTTGAATTAGTGAATAAATTATTAATTGATGCTGATGTTCATGTTGTTGCTGAGGATTTATATTTAAAAGAGAAAAAAAATTAGAAAATGAGAGAGAGTGAGGAATGATTTTTTTATGACCAAAAAGAAAAAAGAATCCAAAAAAGAAGTAAATCATGATTTCAACCTCCAAAAACATATAAAAGAAAAAGTAAACCCTTACCTCGTTGAAGGATTTAAAAAGTATATTTATGAAAATAGTGTTGAGATTAATGATGAAAAAGAATTTGAGAAAGTATATAAACATTATGGAGGATTTTAAAAAATGGTAAATATAGAACCACGTGTTGAAGTTTATAAAACACAATCAATAACTAGTCCGGGTTATGGTAATGCTGGTAAAGTTGCACTTGTTGGAGCATTCCCAAGTAATACTTTTAAATTAGACTTGTTCACTAGTTTAGATGAAGCACAAAAAGCAGTACTCGGAGAATATAAATTACCTAATGATAATAGTGTTGAGAATGCAGGTAAAACAGTAGTGCCTGAAACTTTTACTAGTTTCTACTGCCTTGAATACATTTTCAATAGTACTCCACAAGCAAATGGGGCTGAAAGTGTAGTATTAGTGAATACTAATTATGGTAAAGAGAGTCTTGTAGAATCATCCACTAATGAGGACATTGGTACTGCTTTCCAGCTTTTAGCTGAAGAGGATTTTGATATATTAACTTTTGCAGAAACAATTAATCTTGCTGTAGAAGAGGGAGGGAATTACATCCTTAATCCTGTTCTTCAAACTATTAAGAGTTTTGTGAATAATCAATTTTTAAATCAGAAACCGTTCGGAGTGATTAGTGGTTTTGATATTAGTAATTGTACTAATAGTATTCTTGAAGCATTCCAAAACTTATTCAGTGATAAAGGAATTTATAAGGCAGTTACTACTCCTGTTAGGTTGAGTGGTGAACCTGCTAGTTTGAACATGGCTCAATCTGGGTGCTGGCATTCTGCTTTTACAGCAGGAAGAGCAGTAAACAAGTCAGAAACAGCAAAAATTTATGAAGGACTAATTGGAGAAAACAGTAAAGATTTATACCCTACAACTGAAACAATCAACTGGGACACTTTATTACAAAACGGATTACACACTACAAAGTATCGTAATAGGAGATTATCAACCATACAATGCTTGTCTAATATTACTCCCATGGGGTATGATATGAAAGTCGAGAGAGTTTTTAATTATATGATTAAAAGATTAACTCTTGTAAATGTTCTAGGTGATGATAATGTTAAAATAACACATGATTATATCAGAGGATTATTTGAGTATGAGAAGAATACTGCAATAAAAAATAATTATATCACTGATATGATTTACAACCTAGTTACTATTGATGCTGAAACTGTTCAAACAGAACTGGAAATATATATTCCTGAAATCGTTAGAGTTATTAAATTAAATGCTAATTTCAAAATTACAGCTTATACTGAGGAGGCTTAAAAAGATGGGAGCAGAAATTTTTGACGTTGAAATTAACCTTGATGGTGTATTAATCTTGTATGGTACTAAGGTTTCAAGTAAGAAAAACAAGGAATCTAGTAATAAAACAACTTTCAATGGTGATGTAACTATTGGAGCGAATAATACTGGAGGTAGTATTAGTATTGAAAACCTTTACTGGCCTACAGATATAGATGAATCACTTTTACTAGAAAATAAATTAGATAGTAATAATATTAAAGTTATTACTTGTACAGGAACAAGTTATACTGCGAATGGTGATCCTTATAGAAGGGTTATTACAGGAAGTCATGTTACTATTACCAGTGATGAGGAAGAGTGGAGTCCTACTGATGGTATTAGTAAGAAGATAGAATGTACTGTTAATGTTTTAAATCGTAGTTCACAGAGGGTCTAGAAAAACTTTTTTTTTAGATTCTTTATTTTTTTTCACTAAAAAAAATATAAATAATATTTTTTTTTTTGAATGATTGAGTAAAGGTGATTATTATTACTAATAAGAAAAAAGAAATGGATTTGGAAGATTTAATAGCTGAAACAGAACAAAAAATACTTAACAATGAATACTATGAAGATGTGGATGTTGAATATAAGGACGCTATACTCCATGTAAGAATTAGACCTATTAGTCAGAACCATTTTGTAAATATCAGTAGAAATACTAAGGCACTTGAAACTGCTGAGTTTCATACTTTGATGATTAAGGAGTGTGTGATTAATAAGCATGATAATAAACCATTCACAAGGGAGCAGATAAATAAGTTGTTTACTGGTGGTTTGGCATTTGCACTTTCTATGAAGTGTATTGAAGTTTCAGGGATTAGTTTGGATGATAATCAGTTAGCTAAGTTAAAAAAAGGTTAGAGGGCTTCTTGGATTATGAAGATGGGGAACTGGGTTATATTACTCGTCTTGTTGACCGTGGGTTCTTCAATGTTTCATTATCTGAGTATAATAATTTTAGCCCTTTTCAAGTGTTGGCTTTTAAGATTATTGATTTGGAGATTCGTAAGTGGAGAAGTAAGAATAAGCCTCTTGTAGTTTATTAAAAATATTAAAAGTTCCTGTTAATTAAATTATAAGATGCTTATTGAAAACCTTTTTTAATTAATTGAACTTTTAATTAAAATAAACAAGGTACTAAAAATTTTACTTTTTTAATTAATTTAATATATAAGAAATAAAGCTAATTTTTCATATTTTCAATAATTTATAAAATTGAGAATATTATCATAATATAAAAAAAATGAGAAAAAAAACAAGAGGAGGATTAATAAGACATGGCTAAACGTATTGATTTAGATGTTAATATTGATGTTGACAGTGGAGACCTTGAAAAAGTACAAAAAATATTAAAAGAAATAGAAACTGGAGAGGTCATTAATGTTGACACAGACGTTGATTCTGCTCATGTAGAAACAGTTAAGAAAGAAATCGATGACATGAAAGGCGATAAAGTCCCTATTGATGTTGATGTTGATGATTCCGAGATTAAAAAAGCACAGAAAGAATTAGAAAACCTGAAAAATAGTATTGCTTCAAATACTAGTGGTATGGGTAGTGCTATAACAGGTGTTGTAAGTGGACTTGCTGGTAAAAGTATCTGGGATGTTGTTTATGGAACTTCTGCAAAAGCTGAAACTAACAAAGTTCTCCTTAAAAATATGAGTGATTTGAAAACTAGTAGTGAAACTTTGTATGATACTATTAATACTACTACTGATAACAGTCTTATTAGTATGCAATCATTAATTCCTGCGTTGAATGGTATTAAATCTGCGACTGGTGCTACTGCAACAGAAATAGATACTGCTTCAACTAAGGTTGCTAGCTTTGGTCAGTATGTTTATGCTATGACTGGTTCAGAGGCAAAAGCAGAACAAGCAATGTTCGACCTAAGTAAAGGTATTAAAGGAGCTTATGCTTCTTTGGACCAGTACGGGATTACTGAAGAGGCTTTGATGAGGACAAAGTTGTGGTCTGGTAAAGAGGATGACCTTGACGGTTACCTTGATGCTGTTAATGCGGTTACTGGTTCTACTGATGAGCTTATGGATACTGCAACTGGTATGGAAGCACTTTTAGGTAAAAGTTTCTCAAGGGCTGGGAAAAATATCGGTGCTTATGTACTACCTCAGGTTAAAAACGTATTAAATGGTTTCAACGAGTTAGATGCTTCTACTAAAGGATGGTTATCAACTGCAATTCTTGTTGGCGGAGGAATAGGTTCATCCGTGGTTGGAGGTTTATCAGCTCTTAATCAGGCACAGATGGGTTATGATGCTCTGCGTGGTAGTGTTGAAACAGTAAGAGGAGTTTTCAGTGGTGTTAAAGGAGCCATTGATACTGTTCGTAATGCGGAATCAATAGCTGCTGGAGTTACACAAGTTTTGACTGGTGCTAAGACTTTACAAACTGCTGCTGAGGAAGGTAATATGTTAGCAAAGCTAATGACAATAGGACCAACTATCACATTGGCTGGTGCTGAGATGGCGTTATTATTACCTATTGTTCTTGTTGCTGGAGCAATACTTGTACTTATTGGTATCTTATGGTATTTGTATAATAATAATGAAACTGTACGGAAAAGTATTGATGGTTTAATCAGTATGTTCCAAGGTTGGATTACTACAATTTTTAGTACATGGGAGGCTATTACTCAAGGTCAAGGAGCAATGGGTTTATTACAAACAATGTCTGATATGTTAAATTCTTCTTTGGATGTATTGTTTGGTTGGTTAACTCAGATTGGGGGTTTTCTTCCTACTGCTTTTATTCCTGCTTGGGATAATGTTATAGAAATCTTCATGTCAGTAGGTTTAGCTATTGATGAACTTCTTAGTGTTTTTCAATCATTCCTTAATGGGCAGATGAGTATTACTGATTTGCTTGTTAATGTTTGGGAGATTTATTCTTCAATGATGGAAAATATTTTTAATAATATTATTGATGGATTGAAAAATTTTGCGAGTGGTTTCTTACAACTTATCTCTGATATGTTGAATTCCGCATGGGATTCTTTATTTGGTTGGTTAGACCAAATTGGTAGCTTCATCCCAACATCATTTATTCCTGCTTGGGATAATGTTATAGAAATCTTCATGTCAGTAGGTTTAGCTATTGATGAACTTATTACAGTATTCCAATTATTTTTAAGTGGGCAGAAAAGTCTTACAGAGTTGTTAGGGGATATTTGGCAGATTTTTGTATCAATGATGAAAAATATTTTTAATAATATTATTAGCTTTATAATTAACTTTGCAATTGGTTTTAAAGTTCAAGCAACTAATGCTGCTAAAGGATTTGTAGACAATATTATCAAACAATTAACTCAATTACCTACTAAGGTTCAGAATGCTGTATCTGGTATAACTAATATTTTGACTAAGCCTTTTACTGATGCTTGGGTTAGTATTAATGGAACTTTGAGTAAAATTAGTAGTGGTTTGCATACTATTAGTGGTGGTTTGCTTGGTGTTGAATATGAAGGTTTCACAAGTACTAATAGTGTGGGGTATGAAGGCTTTAATAGTAGTGGTACTTTGAATAGTAGTTTAACATCAATAGCTAAGACTAGTACTAGTTCAAAGAATATTACTTTTAATAATAATTTTAATGGTATTATTGAGGAAGATGCTAGTAAGTATATTGTTGATACTATGTCTAATTATGTTAAGAAGCAGAACCTTATAAGAGGAGTATAATAGTTATGGCTGGGCATATTGTTTTTGCTGGAATCAATATTAATAATATTATTGATGATATAAGTGTTAAAAAAACTCAAGAATTTAATACTAGTCCTTATGTGGGTGCTAATGGTTCAACAACTAATCATATTAGTAGTAATGGAAGAGTTATTAGTTTTAAAAATATTGTAAAACACGATGAACAATCTCCACATTGCCGAGGACACAGGATAAATGATTACAAATATTTAGCTGAAACTTTTAACAAAAAATCTAAAGTTTTAACAAGTCCAAGTAAATCAAAGATAAATGGTAATTATATCTGTACAGGTTTTGATTACACCGAAGATACTCAACATAATTATATTATCGATTGGGAGTTTACCGAAGTGATCAAGTTTAATGTTACCAGGAAAACTTTCAGAGTTTGGGGTAAGGCTGTGTCTAGTAGTAAGAAGAGTAAGAAAACAACTACTAAGCAAAGTGGAGCTTATAATTTGAATAGCAATGTTAAATACTTACTTAAAACTTGCCCAACGATGAGTAAAGGACATAAAGGTAAGAAATGTGTTAAAAGTTTGCAAAAGTTCTTGCAAAGTAAAGGCTACTATAAAAATTACAAGGTTGATGGTTTATATCAGATTTACACTGCACAAGCTGTTAAAAGTTTGCAGAAAAAGTTTAAGTTAAAGGTTACTGGTAAGTGGGATAAGGCTACTCGTACCTATTTCCAAAAAAAATATAAGTACCCTACCCTTAGTCAAAAGGTTTCTGGAGTTGGAGGTAGATTAAAAACTCCTGCAACAGGCGTGACTGGTTCTTTAATAAGGTGATAAACTATGATTGGTAAATTGTATTATAGTCATAGTACCAATCGAGGTTCAGCAACATTCACCGAGCTACCTTTTCATGATGCAAGTATTGATTGGAAAAGAACTGAAGCTTCTACAATGAGTTTCAGAAGTCCTGTTAAACTAGCAGAGGCTGACCGTATAAGGTATAAATCAAACACTCTGGATTTTGGAGGTCAGATTTATAATATTAAAAAGAGCGTTGGTGATGATTACACTTATGAAGTAATCAGTTATCTGCGTTTGTATCATGATAAAGTAACTTGCAGTTTCAAAAACCTTACAAGCAGTCAAATACTTAAAAAAGTACTGAAACTTAGTAGGAACAATTTCAGTACAAGTGGAATTAAAAAGACTAGTGTTATTCATAGTAATGTTAAATGGGAGAATACTAGTATCTGGGATATTGCCCAACAATTGTGTTGGTTGGAACATCAAGCTGGTTATGAAGTAAGGGCAAAAGTTGATGCTAACGGAACACTACTATTTAATTACATTCCTAAGCAGCAAGTTGGTTATAGTTTCACTAATGTACTTGACTATGAAGAATCCTATGATAGTAGTGACATTATTACAAAATTTCATATAACTTTTGATGGTAAAGTTGTAGCTAGTGCAAGTAGTAGTAAGGATTTGATTGCTAAGTGGGGTTATGTTTCGGATAGTGAAGAATGTGAAAGTACTAGTGATACTGGTTCAAACTCATCTAGTAAATTAGATGTTAGTTTGAAGAATGATGCCATGATACAAAAATACAATATCAATAGTAAGGTTGTTAATCAGGCGTTGAGTATTGCTAAGAAAGGTAATAGTCAGTATCAGAATTTGAAATTATTATATGAGTGGTGTAATAAGAATATTGGTTATTCTAGTTATGCTAATACTAAATATAAGGCTGAAGGTACTCTTAGTAAACGTAAAGGTAATTGTTGTGATAATGCTCATTTGCTCATCGCAATGGCTCGTTCTATAGGAATTAAGGCTAGATATTGTCATGCTAAGAATGGAAAAGGTGGGCATATTTATGGAGAGTATTATGTCAAGAATAAATGGATAGTTGTTGACACCGGTACTAAATCAAGCAGTAAATATTGGAATGGGCATTGGAATGGTTTTGGTGGAACTAAGAAACGTTATGAAACTCTACCATTCTAAAAAAAAGGAGTGGTTTATTTTGGTTTTGAAAGGTGTAAGAGCTGTTTTTGGTGATGATAAAAAAACTATTACTGTATGGTGTTATCCTTCTAAAAAGGGTTATGATTACAAGCTAACAAAGAAATCTTGGAAGAATTCTTGTCCTTTTTGTAAAGGGAAATTTAAATTTAATCCCAAAAAAGTTAAAGAAGGAGAAATTACTTGTGAGAAATGCGGAGCAGATTTTTGCGGAGTTTCTGGGCAAGATAAGGCTAAGAAGGTTCGTAAGAAGTTGACACCTGCTACTGTTAAGGCTAATGGTGCTACTAAGGTTGCTGATAGTCAAACCAAAAGTCAGTATTGTAGTCTTAGTAAAGCTGAAGCACTAACAAAGGCTAAGAAAGGTTTGAATACTAAATCTGTTTATAAAGGCACTTTGAAAATACCTATCATTAAGGATGTTAATGTTGGTGATTTGGTTAATGTTAATCTTAAAGGTTTTAAGGAAACAAGTAAGAAGGACTTGTATATTGAAGGTATTAAGGAGGATATTGATAATCAGACTTATACTATTGAACTTGTAGAAGGCAAAAACCACTTAGACAATAAATATGAAGGTTCTTATTTATTCAAGAATAAAAAAGGTCAAATCATAGCAACTAGTAGTGATAATCCTTTGAATGCTAAATGTGAAATTGTGAACGTTAATATTGGTTTGAAAGATAATTCTGCGATTGGTAAGAAAATTAAACTGAAAGGACAGAAACTTGGTACTATTGATAAAATCTACAAATGGTTGCGTGTTGGCACTGGTGGAGGTACTGGTGGTTGGAAATATAAGAAATATGCTAACCATATTGTTAAGTCTGAAGATAAGATGAAGTTTGGTGCTAAGTCTGCTAAGAAGTGCTGGGATAGTAAGCGTGCTAATTGTGTTGATTTTGCATGGTTATTTGCAAAACTATGCGAAGGAGCGGGTAAAAAGATGGGTATTAAGCGTGGTACTTATACTAAAACTGATGGTTCAACTACTGGTCATATGTGGAATTATAAGGGTAGTAAGTATTATGATTGTTCTTCTGCTACTAGTAAGACTCCTGATTGGAAGAGTGTTGAGAAGGTTAAATGAAAAATTTTATCAATATTATTTAAACTTTAATATATATCATTTTATTATTTTACCCTATAAAAGTTTAAACATCATTTTAATTAACTAACATTTTAATTATTCTGGAGGATAAAAAAATTATGGAAGCTGATGATAAGATATTCGGTTGCGATTACAGTAGCACTGGACAAGTAAGTGAAACAGGAGACATACTCCTCGTATGTGGAATTGATAATGCAATACAAAGCATAATAAATCAAATACTAACTGAAAAGGGATTTTATCCTAGCATTGACACCGAATACGGTTCAGAAATATATGAATCATTAGGAGAAGATATAGAAGAACTTAACCTAGATGCTTTAAAAGTGTATTTAACTAATGCTTTACTAGAAAATGAAAGAGTAGCAGGCATTAATCGTTTAGATGTTCTTGTTACAGTTACAAAGACAATTAATGTTATACTTGAAGTACTATTTGTAAATGGTACTGAAGAAACCATGAGTTTTGAAATAATATAAAAAAAATTAAAAATTAAAAATTAAATATTTTTTGATGGAGAGTTAATATTTTATGGTTGAAGAAGATACAGAATTCATAACTTTTGATGGTGACATAATCATTAAATCAGATATAAGGGATGAAATAATAAACAAGTACATACAAGCAAACTTGGATGGTTTAACAAAGATAACAGATTTCACAATAGGCTCAGAAGCCTACCATATAACTGATTTGATGGCTAGTCTAGTATTAGAACATAGGGAATTAATAGATCTAAATTATCGGATGAGTATGATTCACATGATGGAGGGTGAGTTCTTAGATAATTACGGTGACCCTATGGGAGTTCATCGTTATGGATCTTCTCCTAGTGTTGGTGAAGTTACTTTCACAAGACTTAATCAATGGGGTAGTGATGTTATTGTTATCCCTGATGGTTTGGTGGTGAGTACTGATGATGCTATTAGTTTCCTTGTTGATAACAATGGGGAGAATATTATATTAGAAGATGGGAATGATAGCGTTACCTGTGGTGTGATTTGTGAGCAGGAAGGAGCTTACACAAATGTGGTAAGTGGTAGTATTAAGTTAATCATGAATGATTTAGCTAATTTGTTAAGTGTAACTAACATTAGTGATTTTACTGGTGGAGCTGATATTGAGGATGATGATGATTACAGAGCAAGAATATTATTATCTCCTTATAGTGTTCCAGCGGGCACTTTGGGTTGGTTTGAAAATGTTTCATTAACTTTAGATAGTGTTCATGATGTTTGTGTTGAGAAAGGAGTAACTAGTTTAGACAGGGATATTAAGATAATATTCAATCCTAATAATTGGGAGGATATTGTTACAAGATTAGATATTAATCAATATAATGAGGATAATCTTATTGAATCCTCCAGCACAGGTGTTATGTTGAAGGCTAGAGCTGACCTTGTGGATTTATGGAGTATGAATGAGTATAATCCTGCTGGAATATCTCTTGATTACATCCTTTGTCATAAGGTACCTGTATTGAGTGCTACTAGCCAGACTGTTGTTTATTTTGCATTAATCCTTGAAACTAATTATACTATTGGTATGGTTAAGGATGAAGTTATCGGAAAAATCGAACAGTTCAATAATGATGCATTGATTGGTAATGAGTTTAATCCTAATAGTCTTGCTAGTGTTATTGAAAACGAGGTTATTGGTGTTTATAATTGCCGTATTGTTGAATATAATAGTAATACTGATAAGTATAGGGAACTTGTTGAAACTGTTAATGTAGGTGATAATGAGTTGTACAATATTGACTTAACCAATATTAATGAGCGTGTTAAGTTAATGAAATTTAACTTAGATGTTGAACTAGAGGAAGGAGGATAAGTTACTTATGAGTTATGATAATAATTCATTTTATGGTGATATGATAGTTGATGAGTATGATGATAAGAACAATTTCATGAATCCTGAAACTAGTGTTGGTTTCTTTATGTATAAAGTATTGGGTGAGGGTTTTGACCTTATGAGTGAATTCTGCAACCAATTCCTGAATGATTTAAATGTCCTATCATGCGATAGTAAAAAATTGGACTTGTATTGGGGAGTTTCTTATAACTTACCTAGACCTAAAATACATCATGCGAATCATGTTTATTCCTTATTTGAGGATAAGGGTGTACTTTCTGATTATAATACCAATTACACCCAATTGGTAGGTAATGTGATTAAAACTGTAATGGAGAATAAAACGAAGTTGGCAGGAGGAAGTGAGGGTTCCAATATTCTTAAAGTTGGAGATACTTTTACAAGTGATTTTCAAGTTGATTTAGATTATTTTCAAGGAGATTGGAGGAATAGACAAGAATTTCGTATAATTAATGAGAATAATAAGGTGTATCGTATTATGGTGTATCCTCAAAACCCTCCACCTAATAGTATAGTTCTTACTTTAATAGATGGAGACCATGTCACTATCAAAAAGATAGGTGATACTTTAACTGTATATGTAAATAATGTTGAGAAGGGTAGTATTATCATAGATGGTTCCGAATTTACTTTCGCATTCTCTTTATTTACTACTACTCCTTATTTTTATTATAAGAACCTTATAATTCAAGACCTTAGTGAAGATGCTGTTAATTATCTAACTGATACGGAATACCGAATCTACCTATATTTGAAAAATTGTCGACTTATAACCTTAGAAGACATCTTGATTAATTTTAATAAATGCTTCCAATTTGATAATTATAAAGTGTTCATCTCTAATGAAACACATTACTTGCAAGTGGTGGATCATAATCATTATGTTCCTGCTGAGAGTGTTAGTAGTAATATTGGTAAGAATGGTACTGATACTGGTAAGCATTTTGTTACTAATCATGCAACTGATGGTGATACGGAGGTTTTTCAAGGTCTTCTTAGTACTGTTGAAGAAACTGAAACTGTGATTAATGTGCCTTTTAATAATTGGGATTCTGGGTTTTTATCTTTCCTTGAAACTTTTATTAGTGTTAAAGGTAATATTCGTTTGAAGGAGTATGACTTATGAGTACGGAGAGTATTGATTATAATAGTTTGTATCATGCTGTTGCTAATAACTTGGATGATAGTATTATTGAGAAGTATGATTTGGATGGTTTGTTAAGGACTGCTACTTTGTGTTGGGATGGTACGGGGGTTATGGTGAGTGGTAGTGATTTTAGTATGGTTTTTGACCTTGTTAATTATGATTTGCTTGATTATACTGGCTTTGATGCCTAAGAAACAAAATGGAAGAATATTGGAAATTAAGAGAAAATATTAGGAATAAATATGAATATATTTTATTGGAGATGATTAAATAATGACAGATTATGATGATTATTTCACCCATGATGATAAACCTTTTGCAGAGAACTTGAATGATGCATTATTATTGAGTAATGTTTTTGATTTCACAGTACCTATAAGATTACCTGAAATGTTTAATAACAGCGCTTGGGTTAATACTTTAAGTCCTCGTAAAGCAGGAGTTGCAATCATAACCTTAGATGAACTGATGAATGATATTACTATCACAAATGATAGTGAAGGTAATTCTGTATTAGAGGCAACTGGTAATACTAGTTTTGGTTTCCTTTTTTATCCTAATTTTAATAGTTTTGGTAGTATTTATAGTGTTGATTGGGAAGGAGAAGGAAACATTACTGTTGACTTGTATACTGCTGATAATCAGCTTATACAAGCAAGTATTAGTAAAGGGGTTATAAGTAATAGTAATCCTCATTTAAGAGAATTGGAACAAGTGCTCTTTGTTGTGCATATGCCTGGTGGTAGTGTTCTTAATAGTTTTGAGATTGTGATGAAAAACAAGCAAGTTGAGCGTTATGGTGCAGAAGTAGGTATAAGTGATGTTACTGGTTTGCAGGAACAGTTGAATGGTAAGGTTAATATTAGTAGTATTGTTAATAATTTGAGTTCTAATGAGGTTAGTCGTCCTTTGAGTGCTAATATGGGTAAAGTATTGGATAGTCGTATTAGTGGTAAGGTGGATAAAGTTAATGGTAAAGGTTTATCCACTAATGATTTTAATAATAATTATAAGACCAAACTTGATAATATTAATTCTACTGTAACGCCATTGTACCTTGCTGGTTCATTGAAAGGGAGAATTATAGAAATTAAAAATGGTAGTGTAACATGGTATCTTCTTCAATTAATAAATTACACTGCTCCACGAAATACAACCCTAACAGAGAGTAATATTCCATCTAAATTATTTACAAACCCATTTGGTAGTGATATACAATTACCAAGTATTTGGATACATTCTCCACCAAGTAGTGTATACTCGTTCAATATTGAATTACTTAATGGGAATAGGTATTGGGGATTTGTAACTAACCAATCTAGTGATGTTGTTCTTGGTAGTGTATTTTATGTTGGATTAAAATTATAA